CTTGACTACTGAGCCTGCTGGGGTTATATCTATTGCTGGTTTTGGCATTGTTTTTCCTTTTCTTTAGTTATGTCCGTAAATTGATACAGTGCCTGTCATCGTACCTGATACTGGAAATAAAGTACATCCATCATAAGCAGTTGCTTGTTTATGTGTTGCCGCTGAAAAAATAGTATAAGAATTTGTAGCATTATAATAATTTCTCATAGAAGTCAATGTTGTTAAAACAGCAACGTTTGGATTATATATATAAAAAGTTCCAGTATTTTGAATAGTACTTGAATTGTACATATCTAATATTTGCCAAGAACTATATGTTGTGCTGCTTATATCCCCAGAAACAGTTGCTGAACCATTATGGTTATATATAGTTGACCATAAATAATCACCAGTAGTAGAGGCATCAGTAGTTCCTGAACGAAGTCTAAATCTTAAAGTAGAATTAGCACTAGATTCAGCACTAAAATTCATTAAATAATGTTTATATGTTGAACTGAAAACATTGTTTAAACTTATAGAAGAAACACCTGAAAATGTAACAGTACCTAATGAGTCTGCTGACCCTGTGCCAGAGCCAACAGCGACAGAAGAAGGAATAACCTTAGCCAACCCTGCACGTGAACCCCAATCAGCGGTTTGTCTTGACCTAGTCAACTTTATCTCCATTCCAATAATCTAAATATCTTATAGCATTATTCAAAAGTTCTTTACTTTCTTTAAACTTGCCTAAAGAAACATTACAAGAAAAACATAATAAACCACGAACACATTTACCACAAGTTCTTCTACCAAAACAACAATTATGATTATGGTCTACACTTAATCTATATTTTAATTCTGATTGAGGTGTCTTACATATAGCACAAGCATAATTTTGTTCTTTAAGCATACGTTCATAATCTTCAACTGTAATCTTATAAAATATTTTGTAATCATATTTACGTCTAGCAACTTTATTTTTCATTCTATAAATATGTGTACGTTCACGTTCTTTTACTAAATCTCTTTTACTTCTTGAATACTTATTGTTACAAGGTAGACATCTCGCATTTGCCTTATGTTTAGGTGCTTTTTTGCACTGTATACATATAGGGTCCCTTACGGAACGAGTCATTATTCTCCCCTAGTCCTTATATCCATAAACACGAAGCGTACCAGATAAATTACCTCCGCCAAGTGCACGAAGAGTAAAACCTGTATAAGATGTATTAACAGTCATAACTCCACCACCAGTTACAAAATTAGAACCAGCACCAATCCAAGTTGATTTTGTATAAGCAGTATTAAAAGGATTATAAATATTAATTTGAGAACTTGAAGCAATTGTAGTATCTCCATAAACTATACCACCAAATGATGTTGAAGTACTATTGTTAACTGCTCCATTTGCTTGAGAATTATAAGCACCTACATAAAATAAACCATTTCTATAATTACTTGAAGAATTATCAGAACCACTTACTCTCATTCTAATACTTATATCATCAGCAGGAGCAGTAGATAAATTTATTAAAATTGCATAATTATCGTAAGTTGCATTAAAACATTCATTAAGAGAAACAGAAGAGGCACCACTAAAAGTAACGTTACCTATAGTATCTACTGAACCAGAACCTGAACCTACAGCCACAGACGTAGGAACAACCATACGTAAACCTGCAGCAGCAGCAGCAATACTATCAGTCTCAGATTTAGTATAAGCATTAGCAACAGTGAACGCAGTATAAGCAAAAACCTCAACCACATCATTCAAAGCCAACGCAGTCAAACCAGTAATAGAAGTACCATTAGTTGCAGTATAGTCAACACCACGAACCTGCAAAGCACCATTAACATAAACTGCTTCCGAACCAGCAACATAGGCTAGTGTTAGTCCGTTTGCGTCTATTCCTGATACGGATGTTTGTCCTGCTGTTGCAACGAAGTAGAAGCGTGTTAATTGACGGTTGTATGTGTCTACGTCACCGTCTGAGTCTATCCAAAGGTCTCCTGTTGCTGGTCCTGTTGGTGCGCTTGTTTGGTATGCGATTGGTGATTGTGGGACTGTTGGTCCTATTTGTTCAAATGTTGTGCCGTTCCAAAAGTATAAAGGTTTAGTCATTATAACTCCGCCGATACTGAAAATGAACCGCTATTTGCGGCATTAGTTATATAAGTTCTTCCTTGTGTTAAGCCTGTAAAATTTTGTAAAGCAATAAATCCACCTTTAGAAGTTCCACCATTAACAGCAAAACCTATATTTGGAGAACTTTGAGTGAATCCACCTCCAAAAGCATCATAAACATTATATGCAGTTAAGGCTGTTAATACTGGAGTTGCTCTCATTGGTATTTGCCAAACTATAGAAGTTTCTAAAGTAGTTGAACTTCTTCCACCAAGCATAGATAAATGGTCAAAAATTTGAAAGTATCTTTGGCAAGCAGCAAGTTCTAGATTTGCTGGTAGAAATTCAAATGGTGTGGCAATAGGACCAACTTCTAGTTGTACTCCTGTTATTTGCCAATAGTTGTTTGTTGCTGCGCCTACGTTAACTTGACCAACACCAACATTTGCTTGAGTATAGGATTGCCAAGAAGAAGCAAGAGTTCCTGAAGTCCAACCAGAACCAAAACCTAAACCAAATCTTAAATATAATGAAGCAGCATTATCATTATCAAAAACACCAGTAGTATCAGCAGGAATAACAATACTTTTCTTTTCCCAAGTTGCTGAAGTACTTATAGTATATTGCGCTGCAACTGCTCTTGCATTATCACCATCATAAATCCAAACAGTATACGTACCAGTAACATTTGCTTTAACCCAAAAAGTTAAACTTAAAGGTTGAGCAGAACCAGTACCTTTACGAATCTGTTGAAGATTTTGACCTTCTAAAATTTGTGTAATTTCTATACTATCATTTGTAGCAGGTGAAGCATCTGCTGTAGTACAAAGCATCTTTAAAGATTTACGAAACCCTGAACCTGTAGGTGCATCATTTTCTACAGTTTGTGTCCAAGTACCTAAACTTGTAGCGTAAACTTGCCATCTATCTGCCGTGTTATAAGTAGAAGTAGTAATACCTGTAACAGAAGTTGCACGTTGAGCAACCTGCATATCACCATTAATAATCAAATTCCTAAAACTAGGCTGACTATCAACAATCTTCAAATAAGCAGACTGAGAAGCATCCTCCGTAGCAACAGGAACCCAAGCAGAACCCGTGTACACATACATCGGTTTAGCCAATTTACATACCACCTAACATAAACGGATGAATACCCTCATTATACAACTCGGTCTTCAAAATAAAATCATTACTATTCAAACTAGAACCAGTAGCATCAGAGTCAATCCACAGTGTAGCAGTAACAGTAATACCTGTAGGTTCAGAAGTCTGATAGTAAGGAAGCGGACCAGTAGGACCAGTACTTCCAGTAGCCCCCGTAGGACCGGTAGCACCGGTTACACCAGTTGCCCCTGTCGCACCAGTTGCACCAGTAGCACCGTTAGCACCATTAACACCAGTAGCACCTGTTGGTCCGGTTGCACCGGTTGGACCTGTAGGTCCTGTACCACCAAGAAAACCATCAGCACCAGTAGGACCCGTAGGACCAGTCGCACCAGTAGGCCCTGTAGCGCCCGTAGCGCCATCAATTCCGGCCCCAGTTGGACCAGTTGCACCCGTAGGACCAGTAGGTCCTGCTACGGTAGAATCTGCCCCTGTTGCTCCCGTTGCTCCTGTTGGGCCAGTCGCTCCAGTATCTCCTGTTGCTCCGGTTGAGCCAGTAGGTCCAGTAACGCCCTGTAAACCCTGAGGTCCAGTGTCACCTGTCGCACCAGTCGGTCCAGCCGCACCAGTTGGACCACTGACACCTTGAATACCTTGCGGACCAGTCGGCCCCGTAACACCTGTATCACCAGTTGCTCCAGTAGCCCCAGTAGCGCCAACTGCACCTGTCGGACCAGTAACACCTTGCGAACCCGTAGCACCTGTAGCACCTGTCTCTCCTGTAGCACCCGTAGCCCCAGTCGCACCAACAGCGCCAGTAGGCCCAGTTGGGCCAACAGCACCAGTAATACCTTGAGGACCTAAAACACCTAACTCAACAACAACTGTTTCTTCATATTCAACATTAAGAACTGTAGTCGTTGTTGGAATCTCAACAACTGCTGTAGAAAAAACTGTTGTCATCAGGAAGTAACCCCTTCATAAACAGTGAAGCCACCTTCAAGAAGACGAGTAACAACACCACCAGGAGCAGTAACTTCCAAATCATAAACATAATTACCTGCAGCCAAACCAGCAGTAGTTGCTGCAGTAAGAGTCATAGCAAACTTACCGTCAGTAGTACCAGTAACAATACGACCATTTGCTGTTGATAAAACAATAATAGAAGACTCTGAAGTTGGGGAATATTTGACAGTCATAACAGCAGTATAACCAGTCACATCAACATATGTGCCATCAATTTTCCATTGTGGATTCAAAGTCCAAGTTGAACCTTGATACACTTTCATATTATATCTACCTGGTGTCATTTATTCCTCTGTAATATAGGCGCCGTAACCGGCTGCGATTAAACTTGAACGTTCACTTGCAGAAATCAAAGTAGCGTGACCACCCGGATAATAATATAAAGCCGATTGTGTCTCATCAACGCTAGGTGTACGAATGCTAGAATATGTCCCGTTAGCATTCTGTAAAATACTATTAGCCCTATCTAATTTATATCTCCAAAACAACGGACCGCCACCGGCAGGGCCTTCCTCAACAGTGGGTGGAGTAAAATAATATGCCATTGTTTCCTTTCATAAAATAACCCCCACCCGAAGATGGGGGTTACGATTATCTACTTAATTAAGCGTTGTTAATTGAAGAAGTAGATTCAATGCGGTACAAGGCTGCTTCACGGTAGCGAGCAAAACCTAACACACCGTACCATCCGATTGGACGGAAACGCATTAATTTATCGGTAACTGGACCGATAATTACGTGTGGTTCTTCAGCCACTGCTTCAGCAAGTGCTTGTTTACCAGCAAGAATTGTGCGGAATACGCGTGCGCTTGAACCACCGTCTGTAGCATTGTACATACGTGGTGATTCTACGAACATTGCACCTTCGTAAACACCGATAGACCCTGGCCATAGATTGCCAGCACCTGATTCGTTGTAAACGTGTGCTTCGCGCCATCCACCTGCACCGGTTTCAGCACGAAGGTCGTGTGAAACTTCAGGGTGGATACCAACCCAGTACAAGTCACCAACGCGTGGGACTGCCTTGTTAGCACGTAATTTAGCAATCGCTCTGCGAATGTTTGCTGAGGTGATTTGAGATGCAGTTCCACCGGTAACACCAGTAGTTGTTGAACCTCCACCTGAGTAGATTACGTTGCTTCCTTGGCGAAGTACGGTTTGTGCAAATCCGTCAATAGAATCTGCCATATTAAATGCGATGATGTCAGCAATTGCTGGGTCAACATCAGACAATGAGAACAGTTCTAATTTACGTGTTGCAATAGCAGCGTTACCGTATTCGTTAAGAGTTACGGAAACAGTGCTTGTGTTTCCTAAAGCAACTGAATCTGGGTCAGTTGTTTCAGTTAAAGTACCAGTTACTGCAGATAAATCTGTGTATAATTGGAATACGACAGATGAACCTGGCATTGCTTGTTGAACTGGACGCTTGTCTGCAACGTCTCTAATAAGAGGCATTGCGCGCAATGCAAATTCCACATAGCGGTCATAAGCAGTTTGTACTAAGGATGAACCTAAGGACGCAGTGCTCGTGCTAGTATAATTTTCAGTAGGCAATTTAGTTCACCTTCTTTCAAGGTTTGATAGTAGTTGCTATTATCTACCGAGAGATTGACCAAAAATCATCTGGTCAAGTTCTTCCTTAGTCTTCGCACCCATCAACTTCTGGTAGGCATTGCCATCAGAAGAAGGTATTTGTGCTGTTGAAGTACTTTGGTTGATACGTTGATTAGCATTAATGGTTTCTTCATCAACGGTAGGTTGAACAGATTCTTCTTGTTTAGTTTGTAAACCAAACACATCACTGTATTCAGATAACCAAGAGTCAATCTGTTCAGGGGTATCAATATCACTAGGAATAAGTTTCGCTAGTTTATCTGGTACACCCTTTGATGCCAACACATCTTTTACTTGACGTGAACGCAAATCTTGGCGCATTTTGTTAAGTTCAGCCTCAATGGCTTCTCTTTCCTTTTGCGCTTTCTTTAGCGCTCTACGAAGGTCTGCAGGACCATTGTCTTGCTCTTCGTTTTCGTCTTCGTATTCGTATTGGTTTGCTGCCATAGCAGCCACTCCCTTTCTTGAGTTGTCGTAATCCACATACACAAACAGGGGAATTTGTGACGGCTATTACTACCGGTCTTCGGATACGCTTCTAGGTGCCGGTGCGCCTAGCAGGCTTTTAAAACTGGCCTTGAGTTGAACGACCTAGTGAAGGTTGTCCTATTCCTGCTTGGCCAGCAAATCTTGATTGTTCAATATCTGCAAGACGTTGTAAACGTTTCTTATAATCAGCAGATGACTCTCCACCAAACACTGCAGTAGTTGCTTGTTCAGCACCAAATCTTTCTTCGCCAGCAGTTATTTGTGAAAGTTTTTGAGCAATAGGAACTATTTGTGCAACAGATTCAAAACCAGTGCGTGCTTGTTCTTGAGAAACACCAAGGTTTCTTAAACTTTCAGCAGTAGCAACGCCAATATTCATACCTTGACGTGCTGCTTCTGCACCAATTTGTGCAGCCTTTTGTTGACGTGTAATAAATGGTAGTGCACGTTCAGGGTCAAGAGCATAAGCCAACATATCGCCAGATTGTAAACCATAAAATCTTCTTAAAGAATCAGTGTAGAATGGGTCAGCATTTTGAATGGATTGGTTAGCAATATCTACACGTTGTTGTAGTTCTGCAGGTGAAACATCATTACCTATAAATTTAGCAAAATCATCTGCTTGGTCATAGAAACCTGAAGGAAGTTCAGAATCACGCATAACTTTTTTATATGCTGCTTCAGCAGAAATATATTCAGCAGGTGTTAAAGGTTGTAAACCTGCTTTACGTCTGTTCTCATTACCAATAAAACGTTGTTTATATTCTGGTGTTTCTTGTAGTTTTATTGTCACTACACGGTCAGATAATCCTTGTTGTTTAAGTTCAACTATTTTGTTAGCAAGTGAACCTAAACCGTATTGGTCAAACATATATTGTAGAAACGCTATTGAATCTAAACGGTCTTGTGCATCTTCATCAAAAACAGTACCTGTAACACCAGTAGTACCAGTTGTTCCTGTTGGTGTAGGTAATGTTGCAGGACCAGTAGGACCAGTAGGTTTTACATTTCTAGATTTTGATTGTATTTGTGAAATCTTCTGAGTTGTTTTAGCAACACGTTGAGTACGTTGTTGTTGAGCAGCCTTATTAACAGCAACTGCTTGCTGTGCTTTACTTGGTTTAGGGGCAGGAGGTTTAGCCATTTATGACACCAATCCGAAATCTCTTAAAACTTGCATACCAGTACCAATTAATTCTTCTTGAGCATTCTTTGTATATCTCCAACGAGGGTCTTGCTTTAACTCACGTTCAAACTGCCAAATAGGAGTAACCACAGGTTTACCTTCAGGGTCAACAGAAGTTAAAACCTTAGTAATAGTAGGGTCATTCAAACTAATCGCATTAGGGTCAATCTCAAGAATAGAAGCCATAGATTGAAGATAAGGAGAAGCAGCCTGTTTAACATTCAAACCAGCATCAATCTGTGTAGCAAACCCAGCATAACGAGACTTAGCAGTATCACGGATAAGATTTTGAAAAGTCTCAATACTTTCTCTACCTTCAAGAACTGCTTTCACAGAATTGTTATACCAATCATCATTATATTGAACACCAAAATTGTTTGCATATTCACGTAAATCGTCAACAGTTTTAGCAGCATCACCTGTTAAACCTTCAACACGACCTTTACGTGCAACTTCTTCAGCAAGAGTTGCAGCATCCCAACCTTGATTAACTGATTGTGCAGCAAGATTTCTTGCTTCTTTATCAGATAAATTAATACCATATCTTACAGCGGTACGTTTAACTGAACGAACAATGTTTGCTAATCCTTGTGCACCAGCAGCAACATCAGGATTATTTAAAGCATCAACAGCAAGGATTTGTTCAGCATCAATGTTAGTACGTTGCGCTTTAGCAAGAGCAGTTTCCCAATCATCTTGTAATTTACCTGAAGCACCACCTGCTTTAAGTAAAGCAGCAACACGGTTATATTCAGCAGTATTACCAGAATATCTTAACTTAAGTAAATAATTAGCAGCCTCAGCACCAGAATCAAACTTTACACCAAATACTGTAACAGGTGCCATAGGGTCAAGTTTTGTACCATAAACACCAGTGTCACCAACACCATAATCGCCAGGAAGTTTACCTATAGAACTAGTAGACTTTGGAGCATTAGGACCTTGAACAGGACCAGTAACAGTCTTAGGTTTATTAGTTTTCTTAACAACACCTACAGGACCAGTAGGTGCAGCAGTTTCCATACCAATAGTCATTATTCTCCAAGCAGTTCTTTGATATCAATAATCGGGTCACCAACAAGATACCTATTAGCAAAATCAGCGAAATAGGTATTATTTTGTGCTAAATCAAACACAAAAGCCTCATACTGTGCACGAATCTGTTTACGTCTAGCACTATTTGCAGGAAGAGTATTCCACTCAGCAAATATAGAATCACGGCCATCACGCCAAAGTCTTACAGTTTCCCATAAAGATTCTTCAGGACGAGACCTTTTAACATCTGAAAGCCATTGCTCATTATTTAAAGCAACATCAATAAGATTAAGATTCTCATTAAATGTATCATTCATATTACCAAATGTTTCAGCCCAAGCAGTATTACGTGTAATCAAACCGTCTTCTTGATTATAAATCTGGTCACGATACCAAGCACGAATATCAGCATTAGAATTAGCAGTTAAAGACTTACTTGGACGACCAGCAAGATAAGCATCACGTTGTTTAGTAATACGGTCATATTCACGCCAACCATCTTCAACCTGTGCATCTGCTTCACGTTCAGCAAAAGTTTTAGTACCTTCAAATATTGGCACACCACCAACATCAGAAATCTTTAAGAAAGCACTAGCAGCAGGAGAATAGTCACCAGGAACAACAGGATTAAGAATCATACCAACAGATTCAACACGTTGTTCAGGATTCTTAGCAACCCATTGATTTAACCATTCATAAGAATTTAATCTACGAACAGCCTCTTGCTCAGGTGCAACACTTGCCTTATATTTAGTACCACTAATAAGATAACGTACAGCCTCTTCACCATACATTAAAATATAATCTTGCAAAGCAGCCTGATAAGGTTGAACACCAGGTCTATCTGCTAAAAGTTGTGGATTAGTAACATAGTTTAATTCCATACGGTCAAACTCGTCACGATACAGAATTGATACTGGTTGTTCTGTTACAGAAAATGGTGAGAATAGTTTTTTAACTAAACGCCAAGCCATAACATCATAAGTTAATTTTAATGATTCATCAATACTTGGTTCATCACCATCAGGATTATTTATTTCCCAATCAACACGGCGAGCAGTATGAACAGACCATAATGCTGAAGCAAAAGCATCTTTACGAAATTGTAAACCATCTTTATTAAAGAAGAAATCTCCAGTTAAACCTGCAAGTTCAATGGCAGATTTTAAAGAACCAGCAACAAAAACTTGTTCAATAACATTACCAGCAAAAGATGTTGCTAAACCTATAGCAGTTTTACCTTCAGAATCTTTAGCGGCAGGTAGCACACCACGAGGAACACCACCATAAATAAGTTGGTTATAAAGTTTTTCACCAACAGCATTTTTAATACTGGTTTCAAGTTTAGGAAACTTTTGAACAGCAGTGTTTAAAACAACTTGACCAAGCCAATTAGGACTTGGACCGTTAACCATAAAGTTTAATTGTCCAGCATTCATCTTATGAACAAAAGGTTGAACTCTACCTGGTTTATTGAAGAAAGGTAATACAAGAAATGCTGTTTTGTTTTCTTCATCAGCACGTTCAGGTGTTAAAGGATTACCATCTTCATCAACAACCATACCTGCAGCCCAAGGAGAAGTACGTATTTGTTCAAGAAGAGCAAAATTATATGGATTAGCAAACCCTGTTTTAACCCAATATTTAATTGAGTTAAACATAGCAGTAGGAAAACCAAGAAGAAAACGTGTGTAGTATTGAACATTGTTCATACGTCTGATTGCATAGAAAGTATTTTCTACTTGTTTCAAAGCGTATTCTTGTGCAAGTGGACGTATTTGGTTTTGCCACATATCTGTAGTAATTTCAATACCGTTACGTCTAGCATTTTCCACAATCATTTTAACTGCTTCATTACCGTAGTATCTGCCATAAGGGCTACGGAATAAAGATGATTCTGGTTTTGCTATAAGTCTGAAACCTGTATTGATTCCACGTTGGTAAAGTTCAACAAGACCTAAACCAAGAATACCATCTGCATCAATATCAAGAGTTGGTACTTCTTTATTTTTAAAAAGTTCTTGTGCATTTTTAGCAGTAATAATATCTTTAGAATCAACTATTTGTTTTTGAATGTTTTTATCTTTGATAAGATTATCAACAAGTTCACGTGATTTAGCAAGAATATCTCTAGCAGCACCTTCACTTAAATCAAGTTTTTTACTTGTTTTACCTGCAGCAACACCTGATGCTACACGATAGAAATCACTGAATTTACCACGTGCAGATAAATCACGAAGCATATAAGAGATAATGTCATTGTCCGACATACCTGACATAATACGACCAACAATAGGGTCATTACGTAAGATTTGTATTTGTTTAGCGTATTCTCCCCAATACTTTTTAATAAGTTTAGGGTTAACTGTTGAAGTTCTAGGATTTACTTCAACAGTATCAAAACTTTTACGTGGTGCTCTTTCAAATACACCAGGTTGTGTAACGTTTGCAAGTGTTAATGCTGGGTCTATTTCTTGACGTAGTGCACCACCACCGATTACATCAGCACCTGTAACATCAAGTTGTTTAGTTACATATACTGGTTCACTAACAGCAACATTTAATTTTGCTTTATTCCAAATTGCTTTAGCCTGATTTTTATTTTGAGGCATTTGCATTTGTTGTTTATCAAAATTTTTAATTGCATTAGAAACTGAAGTTTCTTGAACCTTTTTTAATTTAGAATATGCACTAGGAAATATTATTATTCCTTCATTTCCTGATTTATCAAATATAAAATCTTTATTTAACTCTAAATCAGTGATATCATATTCAACTGCTATATCTCTACTTGAAGCATAATATTGCCAATATTTAGGACTTCCAGCAAATAAACCTGGTGTTTTTAAAGGTTCACCAGTTCTGCTAGTTGGTCTATAATTTA